ATAAAATCGCCGCCTTTTTTGCAGAAAATGCTAACCAAAATGCTTAATTTTCAAAAAGTCATTGTGTCCCAACGCTTTTTCGTTTCATTTCTTGGGTTCGATTCCCGTACGGGTCACCAAAAAGAGAAAACCCGCAATCCATTGAGATTGCGGGTTTTTCTTTACATACCAATGCTTTCCGGGCTTTTGTGCGTTGTAATATCTGACGCATTCTCGCATTGTCTGACGCATTCAGGATGCAATTTTCAACACAAAATGCTAACGAAAAATGCTAACGGTTTTGCTTCACAATGCACCTGTAATACGCACAAAGCTTTTCCTCCGGGCCGGGGCCGTCCTTATCCATCAAGAACGCCCGCGCCAGTTCCGCGTAGAACTCCGGCACGTTGACTCCGAACTTCCGCGCCACATCGTAGTAGTCCGAGTACATCATGTTCATGGTCACACCCCACGCCCAGCGGGGGATGTCGTGCGGGATGCCGCTCGCATCCGCGACGGCGGAAGTCTGATCCATCGTCCAGTGCGGCCCGACCGTGCCGTCGGCGTTCTGCATGTGCTCCGCCCAGCGCATGGCATCTTCTCGGGAGAATTCCGTCATTTTCGTGGACTCACGAAAATGGTCTCCATCCATGCCATCAAGCTTATGCAGGCGGCACAGGAGGCCCGCCACTGCATCAGCCTCTTCGATGTGTCCCAGCGTCAGCGGCTTTTCGGAAAGCTCCTCCAGCCGCGCGTACAGTCCGTTGATGTAGTCTTTCATGCTCACGCCTCCTGTATGTATCTGTAAAGCTTATCGAGATCGCTCACGTCAAAGCGCAGCTCCCCAATGATCGGCACGGTTACCGGCAGCTTCTGCCCGTCGAAGCGCGGCCTTGCCGCATTATAGAGCCGGTCAAGGTCGATGTTCCCGGCCTCGTCCATTACGCTCATCATCTGCACCGCCGGATTTTCGCGCAGCGCGAGGATCTTCTCGCGGCTGCCCTCCATGATGAGGGCCAGCATGATCCCGGCCCCGATGCCCTTGCCGCCCGGCAGGTGCGGGATGACCTCATTGTCTGCGTAGCGCATCGCGCCGCGCATGGCCTGATCTATCGTCACTGTCATTGCAGATTTCCTCCTTTAAGGATGGGGCGGCTATTGCCGCCCCTTTTCCTTAGCTGTTGCAGCACCCGCCGCACTTCTGGATCGGGTTGTAGAGCGTCTGCGCCGTGGTCGCGGTGCCCGTGGTGACGTCGGCGACCTGCTTGGGATAAAAGGTCGCGTTGACGTAGGTGACGATGGAGTTGTCACCGCAGCAGCGGCGCTCGGCCTCCATCTTAATCGCATCAAGCGCTTCCTTGCGGACGGACTCGACGTCCTGCTTTACCAGCGTGAAACTGTCCTCGGTGCGCTGGTTGTGGACGGCCTGCTTGCACAGCGTCTCACGGACGTCCTTGAGCTGCCTGTCGATATAACCGTACACCTCCAGCATCTTGCCGTCGTTGTACGTGTTGGCCTTGAGCAGCGCGATCTCGCTGTCCTTCGCGGCCAGCTTCTGCTCCCGGTCGAGATCGTAGCGCGTGACCGGCATGTTCTCGCTGCACGTCGGCGCCTGCTGCCGCGCGGCGAGCATGGCGGCGACCGTCATGGCAGGCGTAACTGCTGCAACGACGTCAGCGGCTGCCGGCTTGTTGTTCTGTCCGATGCCGCCCAGCAGATTGCCGAGCCCGCCGTTTGCCAGACTCATCGCGGCGCCGCCGATGCCAAATCCCAGCGCAGTCCCCGCGAGTCCCTTGCTTGCGTATTCCATAGTAGTACCTCCGATAAAATAGTAAGCTGGCCAGCTCCTATGCTCATTATGAGGCATCCACGAAGAACAAAAAACCAACTCTTCGGCCACTTTTCGGCCACAAAAAATATAAAAACAGCCACCCCTTACGGAGTGGCTGCCTTGTATATAGAAAAACGGGGCCGGTGCAGGCACCAGCCCTTGGAAAGAATACCGAGTATCCTTTTGTGCTACACACATATTATATACGCTCAGTAGTCAACTGTCAATTACTGCATAACTACTTTCTCAGCTTCACTCAGCACCTTTCGGATGCTCTTTGAGAATACAGGGAGCCTGTTTTCGATATACTTTTTCTTGAAATTCATGATCGTTATTCCGGTCAATTCGTCTGTGGCAATGTCTTTCAGATAGATTACATTCCCGTCAGAATCATCACCGTAAGAATTACTGCGGTCACCGAGTGCAATGTACAGGACGTCGAATTTCTTGTCGTAGTCGAATCCGATGTTATTCTTCTGCAACATATATCGCCTCACCTTCTCCGCAGCCGCTTTTCTTGTTGTTATTAGGATATGCGGTCACAACCTCGCCCGATCCGCCGCAGACAGACACAACAACGTGTGTATATTTGAGCTTCGGGTAGTATGTAGCAATTTTCGATTCTTTTGTGTATATCCGACGTTCGTCCAGCGGAGGGTTTGTGTCGTGACTCGGTAAAATTAGCTCCGGCTCCTTGATCGTCTCCACGATTGCGTCTACGTTTGAAACCATGATGCTGTGGTTAAGCGCCACATGAGAATCCCACTGCTCTTTTGTGCAGAATACTTTTATCCCGCTTCTGTCAACAACTTCGAAAAAATTAGGCATCAATCCACCTGCTCACTCAGGATTTTGGACATCATTGCAGGGAGTGCCTCTGCTAACTGCTCATTCACAATCACCGCAGCTACCGTTTCTTCCTGGTCGCTGTCCACAACGCCATTCGCTCCAACTACTGGATATTTATGCTTAAATGTAAAAACAAATTCGTTCTTTGCCTCGTTCGCAGTAACAGTCAGCGAATTTGCGTAAATAGGCTTGCACATTGTAGTATAATCTCCTTCTCTGTTTTTTATTTCATTATAGAACAAATTAAGCTCATTGTAAATGCAACAGAATATTAAATTTGCAATTTGCCACAAGAGCCGCCCTATCCGGGCGGCTCCTTTGCATGCTCCCGCAGTACATTCACGCACCGCGCTATGATCTTCTTGACGCCGTTTACGCTCAAGCCCTCGCGCTCGGCAATGCGCTCATGGCTCCAATCGTCAAGAATCTTCCGTTTCAGGATTCCCCGGTATCGCTCCGAAAGAATCCATTCGTCGATCAAATGCTCCCAATCGCTGCGGCTCAGACTCGGCAGCCCCCGCAGCATATGCCCTCCTTACTTGCTATCCAGCACGGCAATATTGCCCTTATTGCTGACCTTGAGGCCCAGCGCGGCGGCGATATCGCGCACCTTGACATAGTTCGTGCCGTTTTTCAGGATGCGTTCGACGGCGATCTCCTTGCCGTCCACGATCATTTTGCTTTTCTCTACCACTTCATCTTCAAACCTTTCCAAGAATTTTTTCCACTGCTCGTTGCCAGTGGTGTGATAGTATGTGTTCATGTCCGTGCCGACGAACGGGCGCGGGCAGAACTTCCCGGACACATCGTAATGCCGGATAATGTGATCCGCCGGAATGTTGTGCTCCTTCATGAGCTTGCGGATCAGCCACTCGGCATTGTCCAGCACCTTTTTCTCGAAGAACCAGTCGGTGTCGTAGGCTCCCATGCGCTTCCGGTTTACCTTCCCTGGCCGCAGCTCCACGCCGATAGAGTTCCAGTTCCGGCACTCCGGATGCAGCGTACCGTCTCCGCAGTGCCATGCAACGTCCGTGTCCTTGACGCAGCGATAGATCGTATCGCCCTCGTCCACGGCGTAGTGGGCGCTGGCCTGAATGCCGGGCGTCTTGAAATATTCGCTCACGCCGTAGGCCGTGCCGAGCGCGCCGAAGTAATGCACAACGATGTATTTTGGCGTACACCCGCCCTTGCGGTGGTTGGTGGGCGTAAGGTTGTCCTTAATCACCGGCATTGCTCGCACCTCCGTACAGCTCATGGTGGAGCTTCAGCACCGACGCTTCAATCAGGTTGTCAATGGTTTCGGAATCAAACTGAATGCCCTTGTCTGCCAGATATTTCAGCACATAGGCTTTCTTTGCGTCTCCGTCCACTGCGGTATAAATCTGCTCCGCTGCCGAAACCGCGATATCGACGTATGTAGATACCTTTTTCAGCGTCTCCGCGTCGATTTTCGCTTTCAGCCACGGGATGAAGAATGCCGACACCAGCGCTGTGATGAGCGCGATGATTGCCTTGATGATCTCTGTGTAATCCATTTTGTGCTCCTTTCAGTCTTTCAGCACGATTTCCAGAAACCGTGCCTTTTCCTCTGCCGTGTAAGTCTCCGGCAGGCTCTTGATGTACTTGAGTGCGTACTTGCTCCGGTTCTCATTCTTTGCTTTCCAAAGGTAAAATCCGCTGCTTGCCGTCGTCTCCGCGATAACAGCAAGCGTGATCTCCACCAGTGGCAGGCCGAATGCGCACAGGATCGCCAACACCACACAGGCAATTCCGCTTCCAAGCAGCCACTTCTTCGAGAACTCCATTAGCCTCCCACCCCCAGCCTTGCCAGCGCAAAGCCGATCAGACCCGCGATAACCGCCGTGATAAGGCCCCTCACGATCGCCTCCCAGCGGCTCCCCGGCAGCGCCTTGATGCTTTTTACATCGGCCTTGATCTCGTTCACGTTTTCCTCGATCGCCTCCTGCTTGGTCGCCAGCACCTCCACCGAGGTCGCCAGCTGATGCAGCGCCCTGTTGTCTGCCTCCAGCTCGTCGATCCGGTGCGAGTTGCTCTTGCATCGCGCCTCCACGGAGGCGATCTGCGCCTGAATTCCATCGTCCATCTTGATACTCCTTTCAAAGCTTTCTATTTCGCACTCCGGGCAAACCATCCTGCCCTCCGGCACAGCCCGCCCGCAGCATACGCATGTATCCATCATTCCGGGCTCCTCACGCATTTGCGCTTCCATGCACGCTATCGTTTGCAGCGGTAACGCGCACGGTCTCGATCTGGCGCAGTCCGCAGACGGAAATGATCTGCCGAATCTTATCGATCATGGATTCCGCCACGCATTTGTGCGCATTTCCGGTAATATGCACGTTGTCGATAAAGAACTTGCTGCGCAAATCGGTATCATCGTAATCGAGGAACCACTTGTCGAGCAAATCCAGAACCCAGCAGCGCGTATGCATTTGGCAGAGAATTTTCAGTGCAATCAGATAGTCCACCAGCTTGATCGTGCTGGTTTTCCACTTTTGATTTTTGAACGGCAGCATCCACAGAATCTGTGCGTGTGGGAACGTATCTTCCAGCAGCGTCAGCGTCTTTTCGGCTGCACCGTAGAAGTTCGTATCCTCCGTCAGATCGGTTGGGCTGCCAAGCGTTGCCTGCTCCCAATGGTCGTTCGTTCCCAGTTCAACTACCACGATATCGACTGCATCTGCCCATGCGGCGAGCGACAGATTTGTCTTGTACTCCGCAAGCTTCTGTGCCAGCCCGGAATATCCCGACATTGCCGCATCGTATGCTGTGTCAGTGTTCTGCTTCCCGTTCCAGTCAAAGCTTCCGCTGCCTGTCGTGGCCGACACACCACTCTGGCACAGCGCCATAGTCTCTGCCTGTAGATTCATTGGGACATATTTGCGGAATGCATTCTGCAATCCAGCGTTGGATGCTGCATAAGTGATGGAGTCGCCTATGAACTGGATGCTCAGCGTGCGGTCGCGCGGAACGTCTCTGGACATGGCGGCATACGCGCGTTCATTTTCTGCGCTTGCCGTTTTGGATGCAAAAATCTGCTGCAAATATCCTCTATCGCTTGCAGCTCCGTTCCCAAGATCCTTTTTGTACACATACCACGATTGCCCGTGCATCCCGTTCCCAAGGGCGCTTATTCCTGGCATTTGCAGCTCCGAGACATAGTAATTGTTTATGCGTTTCCCTGCATCCGGCTTCGTGCTTGCTCTGAGCACATACCAATCCTGCTTTACCGTAAAACACACGGGCGGCATACTCAGCGCCTGTCCGGAAATCGCAGCCTCGACGTAGCCGTCACTTTCCGCTTTCAGCAGGGCTTGTTGTATGTTTTCTGCCTTTTTGTAGCCGTAGAGCCTGTCTTTTCCTGCTGCAAGATTCGCCGCCACATCCGGCAGCGACGGATAATAAGAGAAATACCTACCAAAATAATTTATGTCCGTCGGGTCGGTTACAAGCTCGTTTGTGTTGTTCGGATATGGAAGGTTCAGGATGCAATAGGTTTTCCCTGCCTCAAATTTCACGGAGTAAATTGCACAAGCCGCACTTTCTACAGTGGAGTTAACACTGGTGCCGTACCCGTCCAGAAACAGCTCCCATGGAACATCCCTGCGTACAGTGCTGTATCCCGCCAGCTTGTCTGTGCTCACAGATTGATTTGCAAGCTTTTCCGCAGTTACGGCACTATCCGTGAGCTTTGGCGTATCAACTGTCTTATCCACGATATCTGCTCCGTTGACCGTCTTGTCGATCTGCCCGCCGAATTTCCACAGATCAATCGGCTTGCCGATCATCAGCTCTGTGGGCTGTGCATAGCCGAAGTCCACCATCAACCAGACGGCATTATCCGGGACGTTGATCTCGACCGTTTGCGCCGTCGGTTCGTTTGCATCCGTTTCATTCAGCTTTGTCTGGCCAGCAAACGTGCCTCCGTGTCCAACCACCGCTTGTCCGACTGCTCCGGTCGGAGCCTCTGCAAAAAATACGTAATTGATATACGCGGCTGTTGCGCGGATGACGATTTTAGTCAGCCCCGTGACATCGGCCTTAAAGTTGTAGTTTTTATTCCATGAGTGGATGTAATAAGAGCCGTCATTTTTGATCGAATACAAGAAGGTTTTTTTGTATTCGCCAAGATCCATGATGGATGCAAACTCTCTCTCAAGGAACGAGGTCTTTTGCGGCGACACTGCCCCATCCTGTACGGTCGTGGTCGCCTCCGGATGCTCCGTCAGCCAAGTGTTCACTGCAGAGGACACCTGCACGTCAGTCGGGCCGCCCTCCGGGATTTCCACGGTTTTCGCCGCGCTTCCATCGTAGGTCGTCGTCGTATCGCCGATCTTGATGTTGAGCGAATAGGGATTTTTGAGTTCCGTCGGGATAGTTGGAATATCTGACTCTTTCGCCAACGTTCCAAGCCATGCCATCCATGCCGTGCCGGTATAAGTGACGGTTGGATACTGAGGATTTGCTATTGGGTCTAGCGAACCTAGTGCGCCGAAGCCGAGAACGATTGTATCCGAGATAGACGCTGCTGCTACAAGTGGCAATTCAAGAGGTGCATGCACACTAGGAAAATTTACGATTGCATACACCGCATAGCCCGCCACATAAGCCGCATACACTTCCGCAGCAGTTTTGTCAGTAGTTGCGGCGTATCCGCTGCCTGTAGGTGTCACCGTCACATAAAACGTGCTCTTCGCCGCGCCAGTCGCGCCATTCACGCTTTTAACCGGCACATCATCCGCTCCGATAGGCTTGTACCCAAGGGCTTTTTCAATGTCGTCCTCAGTTACCGTCCCGCTGCCGCCTCCGCCCGCCGGAATCTTGTATACGTCCTCCAGCCCCGGAAATTTGATGCTTTTCAGCTCTTTCACCAACTGCCACCTCCCAAAATCAGAATCTCATACGGCACACTTGCGAACGTCGCTGTGATCGTATTGGGCAGCGCAAACACTGCACGTCCGCTGCTGTTGTATGCCACACCGCCGTATGCGTACTTCTCCGCCTTTGCGCCGTTCGCGGTCATGGACATATACGCACTGAAATCTTCGCTGCAGAATGAGTACACGACATTGTTTCCCGTGATCGTGCTTGTCGTGTAGACCAGCGCAAAGGACGGGGGACTTGCTTGGACCAGCTGCGTCTCCGCCTCGCTCAGCACCAGTGTTTTCTTGTCGCTGGATACCTCTGCCGCCGTCATGGTCCTTTTGACGAGCACGGGGTACTGAACACCCTTCACAAGCACCGACCCCAGCGCGTCATACGCCGCATCCTTCGTCACGGAGATATCCGAAGCGCCCGGCGTGACCGTCTTGTTCTGCAATTTCATTGCTTGAATGGTCTGTGCGCCCGCGAGATACTTCCCGGCGGGGATGGTCTGCTGCCGTGTGGACGGCGCATAGGCCGCCGCCGCGAGACTTTCGATCTCACCCGTTACCTTTCCGCCGTTGACATACGCCGTGTACGGCTTGAGGATCTGCGCGGCGGTCGCCGTCGCATCGGAAATATCCGGCCGCGGATCATAATGCCCGGCCTCCTCGGTCAGCTGCTCGATGGTTTTCTTTCCGGTAAACCCGAAGATCGTCCGCAGCGCCGACGCCAGCGCGTCGAGCTTGCTCTTTGTGACTACTACCTTATCGTTCTCAGCCATAGGCCACCACATCTCCATTCGGAAGCGCTGCCAGAACGGCATTCACCATTTCTGTTTTGTCCGCTTCTGTAAAATAATCCGTCCCCTTCACGGGCGTCTTGCCGTCCGCACCCTTCGCGCCCGGGGCCCCTGTCGCGCCCGTAGCGCCCGCAGGCCCTTTGATGTTGACCGGTGTCGGATTCTCCAGGCCTCCGTCGTTCGTCCAGCTGATGACACCCTCCGCGCTGACGGACGGCGTGAACGTGTATCCGTTCTGCCCGCTCGTTCCGGCTCCTTCGGTCGTCAGTGCCCGGATGGTGATATTTCCGTTGCCGTCGTCCTCGACCACGGTCTGGAAGCTGTCTCCCTTCGGACCCGGCCTGCCCTGCGGGCCGGTCGCGCCGTCCTTGCCGTCTGCGCCTGCGGGGCCTGGCGGCCCCTGCTTGCCCGTTGGGCCTGCCGGTCCCCGGATGTCTCCGATGTCAACGGTGCTTCCGTCCGTCAGCGTAAAGATCAGATGCCCTTCGTCCGATACCACCACAGCCTTGATGCCTCTGGAAATGAGGCCGTGGATCGTCACCATCACGCTTTCCGGAATTTCGATTTTCATACCCTCGCCTCCTTATTCCACACGCGCAATGTTCCCGCTCGCAAGCGTGGTTCGGTTGCCGTGCGTGTATAAAATGTCATACCGGTAGATGCCGCGCGGGAACTTGGCCGTCACCTCGTCCGTGAACGCCAGCGTGACCGTGTTCTCGTCCGCGCCGGTGAAGGAGAATTCCTGCACTGCCTTCTTTGTCCAGTCGTAGAACGTGACCTTGATCGTGTCCGTCTGCCCGATGGTCACGTCCGCGCCGTCCTGGTCCTCCAGCTCCAGCCGGAGCCGTAGGGAGAACGTGTCTCCCTCATACCAGCAAATGCACCCGTTCGCAATGCGCGGGCTGACCCGCGCGCCGGGAATCGTGTTTGCCGCGCTCATTTCTTGTCTCCTTTCCTTTTGTTGGCCTCGCGCCGCCACTTGATGATGTTGTCCCGCGCCTTATCCGCATCGCCTCCGATAGCCTTGTACGCGCTGACGTAGGCATTCTTGAGCCGTGTCGCCTCGTCGCCGGTCGCCGCCAGCCACGCTTCCTTGAAGTGCTTCGTGAGCTGAGAGGACAGGTCGCCCTTGTCCACACCGTGCTTCATATACTCCTTGGCAACCTTCCGCGTATCGGCAAGCACACCCTTGTCCACTGCGTCGAGGAACTGTCCGTACTTCTTCCAGTCCTCGCCGCCCTTCCACTCTTCGAGCGTCCAGTAAACGTCGTGTTCATCCTCCGCCCCGCAGTACTCTTTCAGGAATGCGGCGGCGGTTTCCTCGTCTGCCAGCCCATCTTGGAAATCCTGCTTCATCTGGCTCCGGAGGCTGCTGTTTACCGAGCTTTCCGCTTCCGCCTTTGTTTTTCCTCCGGCCATTTCTGCCGCAATGGCGTCCGCGCGAAGGGTCTCGTATTCCGACACGCCCTCTGTCGCTGCTTGATAAAGCTCCGTATGCCCTCCGCCCTCCATGATGATCTGAGCAAATTTGAACGCATCCAGAACACCGCGCTTCTGCGCGGCGCTGTAGCCCTGCTGATTTGCCCACTGCCGGAATGCGTCCGCCTTTTCCGATGCCTTCATGCTTTCGTCTGCGTCTATCTGAAGCTTTTTCTGCGAAGCCTTGAGGTATTCGTCCATCCCGAGCACGCCGTTTTCTCCGGTCAGCGCGTCGATCCTCTCTCGTTCCTTGTCTCCGGCCATCATGAGGTAGTAGTACGCGCCCCGACCAGCCGTGGATACCTTGGAGGAAAGCAGCATGTTCAGTTTGTCCAGCTTCGAATCCTCGCCGTCTCCGAGCTTGGAGATCCTGCGGATAAGCCTGTAGCTCTCCTCCTTGTCTGCACCTGCCGCGATCATGGCTTGATATGCGGTCGTCTGCTTTTCTCCGATGGCCCGCTCTTCTCCGGCGTAATAGCGCCCTGTCTCGCTCAGCCCGTTCGGGCCAAACACAACTGCCTGTATCCACTTTCCGATGTTCTTATTGTCTACCGGATACCGCAGCTTCGTCTGGTCGCCGTAGCCCTGATATACGCCGCCCCGTAGCATCGCGTCCAGGCCCCTCGCCGTTTTCTTGATCTGGCTGCCGCCTGGTATCACCTCAGTTCCGACGTCGAATGTCGCCTTTGCAACATCCTGTGCGCTCTTACCGCCATTTACGGCATTGATCCACTTGTCGAGCGCCTTTGTCGGGATCGCCGCCGGGAGGGAATTGTCGCCCCATCCGATCAGCGCGGAGGCATTCTGCAAATAGGGGATATCGTTCGCGATATCGCCGCCTGCGGCCTCCAGCGCTTTCCACCCGTCAAAACTGCGCTCTTCGTTTTCTGTCCCGAAGAGCCGTTCGCCCGTTAGCTTTTCCCATCCGTCGTCCATGACCGTCCGCAGCGCGTCGTTTACCGAAAGGCCGTACCCGCTCGCAACGAAATTCGCCGTGATTCCCAGCACATCGAACTGGGCCGGTGTTCCCCCGTACTCCTCATCCGTGAGCCTGTTCATGATGAACGCCGCGATCAGATATTTGACAATGACGCCCGCGAGCGCCTTGATCGCCTTTTCCTTGCCGTACTTCTTCGCCATCATCCGGAAGTCGAAGCCCGCCGTGTCCTGTGTCAGGTGCTCCCACGAGTTGGCGACTTCAAGCTGGAAGGTGTTCACAAGCTGCATGACCGGGCTTTTGGAGTTGAACGCGACCGGCTTTGCGCCCTTCGATCGGTCTCCCATGACCGCCGCGCCGTATTTGTCGGCGTAGCGCATGGCCTGCTCGTGCGTCATGCCCTTCTGGATTCCCTCAAGATAGGCCGCCCGCACCGCGATCGTCGATACCATGGCGTCCGCGAACTGCTGTGCCTGGCCCACCTTGTCAAGCGCCCATTCGTACATATTCTTTTCATCTGTAACAAGAAAGTGTACGCCCTTCTTGCTCGTCAGATAGTCGCTTTCCATTGCGAAGTCTGCCTTTCGGAGCTGCCCGGTCACCATGTCCTTGACGGCTGCCGCCGTGTTCCGGACGCCCTTTTCCGCGACAATGACCGGCAGCTGCGATGCCTGGTTGAGGATCGTCGCAATGTTTCCCGCGACCTTCGCCGCGCCGAACCCGCGCGTGGCCTTGTTCCCGAGATTCAGCATCTTCCGCCCGAAGTCTGCCTCCGTGGAGCGGTCTCCCATGGTCTGTTTTCCCGCGAGAATATTTGCATAGTTGTCCAGCCACACGACAAGGTTGGAATAAGTGCTTTTGTTTTTTGCGTCCTCGTAAAGTTTGTCAAGCTCCGCTTCGATCATCGCGTCCAGCTCCGCCTGATCTGCGATCGTTCCGTGTGGAAGCTTTCCTTCCTGCTGCAAATAAAGCAGCTGTTCGTCCGGAAGCTTTTCTTGCAGCCATGTATACCGGTCAATGTCGAAGCTAATCTCTTCCGACGAGTACCGCCGTCGCAGATAATCGCTCAGCGCACGCACCGTCATGATATCGTCCGTGTGATAGAACACCTCGGACATATACGCAACGTAGCTTTCGAAGCCCTTTGCTGCGTCAAAGTTGTATGTCTCGCTTGTCCGGTGCAGGAAATACGGATTCCAGCGCTTGTTTGGCTTAAAATCCGCAGTTAATCCGGCGATGCTGGTCGGCAGCGTCACTGTATCCTCGTTGAGTCCCAGCGCTTTCAGTGCCGAGTCGAGCGCGCCCCGGCTCTCTTCCGACTGCATGTGCGGCGCGTAGTTCTGAATAAACCCAATTGGCTCATATCCGTGCGCCACGAGGAAGTCGTTAATTGCCGCGTAAAACTCATTGTATTTCTGCGTGTATGCCTTTGCGGCGTTGTCGATCTTCACTGCGTCGATCTTGCCGTCGGCCATCATGCGCAGCGCCCCGACCCACGAGGCATACATCTTCGCCAGCTGCTTTTCGTTCTTGTTGAGGTGCTCGCTCTTTGCCGCCTCGCTGGCCTTCATTCCGTCTGCGATCTTCAAACCCGCCTTTGTGATCTGTGGGTTTCCCGGCATATCCCCGAGCAGCGCCTCCGTTGCCTTGCCCTCCATCACGAGCTGCACAAGAATGCTCTCCTCGTGTGTCAGCTCCGATTTTCTGCCCGTCGAATCCGCAAATTCGCGCACATCGTCAAACTGCCGGTTGATAAAGCGTATTCTCTCGGATTCATTGCCCTTGATCGGGTCGAAGATCGCCTTGTTGATCCTCTCGCCGGTCTCGTCTCCGAAGATTTTCAGCATGTTCCGCTGCGCCGTCCGGTGGTTGAGCGTGAACATGTCCTGCACTTTATTGTCCTTGACGTCCTTGAACAGCGTCTCCAGCACTGCCGTTGTGTCCTGCCGGATGGATTTACGCTGCGCAGCAAGCCGATCCTCTCCAAGCGCGGCTTCCGCATTCATGTAATCCACCAGACTCAGCACGACGCGCTTGCTGAACCCTTGCGGGATGTCCTGCATATCAAACACGCCGTCCGCGATCTGCCTTGCAAACGCGACCTCCTTTGCGGAAGCACCCAGCCGGTCTATCGCGCGGTTGACCTCCTTCTTGGCCTGCTTGAACGCCTTGTCCATCTCAATGAGCGCCTGCGTTTTCCCGTATCTGCCTACGGAGCGTTCGACCTTCACGCCCATTTTTTCGAGCGCGCCCGTACTCTTGAAGTCCTTCCGGCTGCTTTCCTGCCAAGCCTGACCCTTTGCCTCTGCGCTCATGGCCCGAATCCTTGTTGGGATGCTTCCCTCGGCAAGCTTTTTCCGCATCATCCAGAATGTGGCCTCGTCAAGCCGCTGTTCCTCCGGCACGGTCTCGGCATAATACTTGTATACATCCTGCATGAACTTCGTGTTCTGGACAGTCTCGGCCCGGTATGTCCCGTCCGCATTCGGGAATTGCAGTGTCAGCGTCTTTGTGGATCGATCCGGCTTTGTCACGAAATCCAGCAGCGCCTTGGTGTACGCCTTTCCGTTTCCGGCCCAGTCCGCAGCGCGTGCGCCCTGCGTCACGATCCCGACCCTTACGCCCGGCGGCGTAATGCCCATGAGTCTGTAAAACGGGTTCGGGTCTCTGCTGTACGCCCAGTCTGCCTTTGTGTCAAAATTGAAGATCGGCACGCCTTCCGCCGCTTTTTTTGCCGCATCCTCCGTTCCAGCGTCCGCCTCCGCGTCAGCAGGGGAGTAGCGTTGTTTCTGCCGCGCCTCTTCATATGCCTTTGCGAATGTGGTTTTCCCGTCGCCTACCCCCGATGTGTAGCTTGACGCTCCCGATTTTTCCCACTTGACACCTGCTATAAAGTTGCGTATATTGGTAATGAAGTCACCGCCTTGTATGGCTGCCAGCGAATTGGCCGCTGGTACCCCAGCAAGCGCGGCTTGGCTTCTTTTTTTATCCAGATACAGAAGCCGCCCGTCCGATGCTGCTGCCTCAAGGTCACTGATCAGAGCTGCACGGTCATAGCTGGTGATTATCTTGTTCGCGTCGATTCGTTTCCCATTCAGTGTGCCCTTTGTGTTAAGCGTCTCAATGACGACGATCGGGCCGCCTTTCCCAGACTCTCCAGTGACCAGAACGATATTGCTGGCACGTTTCCCGTTTTCCCCAGTGGTGTCGGCAAATGCGGCAACGGGGTTTTCCGATGCGTTCAGCACCCGCTGCAGGCCATCTGCGCCGAGTCCGTGGTAATTGACGTTCTGCCTGTACCGACCATCTTTCTTTGCCTGTGCCTCGGTCGCCATCGCAGAATATGCCTTGTTCGCTGGCATTGTGACGTGCAGTGCATCTGCGCCGATCACATCCGTCAGAAAGTTCGACGTCTCCCCGATGTAGACTTCCCCGCTTTCCGCCTTGTATGTCCCGTCGAACACCTTCCGTAGATCTTCGCCCAGTCTGTCGCTTATAGAATATCTCTGATCCTTCGTCGGCTTCTCTGCATCCGGTTCCGCTATGCTTTCTCCCAAAATTGCCCGCACCGTCTCGGTGAATTTTGTCGCGTCCGCGTCCGTATACCGGAGCATTCTTCCTGCCGCGTCCGCAAGGACTTCCTCCGTAGCGATGTTGAGAAGTGCTTCCTCGCTCATGCCCTCATAGACGCCGCGCATCCGCTTGACGTACTGCCCGGCAATTGCCATCAGCTCCGATTCACTGAACCGGTCAGCCACCGCCTGCGCAGCGGCGTTTCTCTGTTCTGTGCTCAGGTCATGGAAAAGCGCATGATCGATCAGGTTTTCCATCGCCCACCTTGTGCAGTCTGCCCGCACAGTGATCTGCCGCGTTCCGCTGTCGATGAACTCATCCACCGCCGTTCCGTTCGCAAGCCGAATTCTACCCATGACGATATTGAGCGACGCTCCACGGGCCTCCACGGCCTTCTGGAGCGCTTTTTCGTGCTCTCCATACGCCTCTACCGGGATCTTAAGCAGCGATTTTGTAGTGTCTCCGCCTTTCAGTCCCGCTTCTGCCGGGCTGATGTTTTCTGCGCCAATATTCCGCGCACGATTGCGGAGGCGAACTGTCTCTCCTTGTCGCTCAAGGGTGCGTTCGATTTCTGAGCCTGCGTCCATGCGTCTACTCTGTCCTCCGGAATATACGCTTTCTGTCCGTCCTTCGCCGTTACGGCTACCAGTTTCCTGCTGTCCATACTGTTCCGTTCTCCTTCCTGCATCCGCCTGAATTACCGTCTGCGCCGGTGCCTGCTGTTGCCTTTCCGCTTCCTGAACGGCCTGCACGCTTTCTTGCTGTGGGGCTTCTTTTGCCTCCTGCCGCGCATCCCGTTCGTCCGCATACTGGTTGTACGTCTGAAAAGCCGCCTCGGCCTGCGCGGCCTGATCGGCCTTGACCGCCGAATTCACAACTGCCTGCACCTCTGCCGTCTCCGGCATCTGACCGGCCTTTACCTTGTCCATGACCGCCTGTGCAGCCTCTGCGGTCGCCTGATCCCCGCGCTCCTTTGCCATCGACTCCACTGCGTCCATGACCTGTCCGATCACGTTCAGCTGTTTGCCCCTGTTGCGTGCCTCTACGGCCTTGTTCGTTCCTGCGTATGCTCCGGACATAGCAAGGCCGGAAATGCCGCCCGCGAGGAACGAAAGCCCATCCTCTTTCAGCATGTCTCCCAGCGTCAGCGCAAGCGCCTTTTCCTTCGTATTGCCCTTCGAAAGATACTCCGCATACGCGCCCATGACCTCGCCCCGGTCGTGCTTTGCCACAACGTCATAGATGCGGTTGAGCCAGTTGGAGGCGATCTCTTCCGCGCCCTCGGACGCGAACGCCCGCATTGCTTTCTTCCACGCCTGCTTTCCGCTGAGCATGGTCTCAATGATATCGCCCACAGAGTATTTCTCCGTGAAGCCCTCGATTGCGCCCTCAACAATGCCGTCAATAAGCGCCTCCTGATTGGATTTGCCGCTCTGAATTCCCGCATACACGGAATCCGCCGCGACCTGCGACCCCATCACCCAGTTCATCGTCTCTGCCACCGCCGAGGACGCCGCTTCTCCACTGAGTCCCGTCGTTCCGACGATTGCGGTCGATACGGCCATGTTGACCGCGCTGTCCAGCGCGGATGTTCCTGCCTGATACAAAAACTGTCCGACCGGCCCCATGCCCTCCATGACGCCGCTGCGGATGCCGCTCGACTCGTGCGTTGCGAAATACAGCGGACTGTAGATGTTTGTCGGCATGTCCTCGTTCTGGTATCCGCCGAGCCACTTCGGCAGAATGCCGCGAAGCGATTCGATGTTTCCGAGCGCCTTGAACGGCGCGAGCAGGGAAGAAGCGACGGTCGATGTGACCGGCGCGTCTTGGCCGAACTTCCGCGCGCTTTGCGACCGCTTCTGGTAATCCTCGAAGTCCTCCAGATACTTTTCGTATTCTGCCAGCCGTTTGATCTGATCGTAGGAGTATCCCTTCTGCCGAAGCTTCCATTCGGCTCCTTCGTTGTCTGCCAGATATCCGGTCTTGTTGTATTCCCGCAGAAGCTCCCGTGTCTCTTCATCCAGCGCGCCGATCGTGTTCTCCGCCTGCCCCAGTGCGCGTGCGGAATCTAGTGCCGCTTTTCTTGCCTCCAGCGTGTCGATCTCGCTCTGTATGTCCCTGACCCCTCGAGCCTGCCTGCGCGTCCCGTTCTCATCGGTGTACCAAGCCGTCCCGTTCTCGTCAAACTGATAGTCTCGGAAATGCTCGTCGGATTTCTGCTCATATAGCTGATCCAGTTGCTTCTGCATTTCTGCCGAAGTCCGCTTCATGCCGCGCAGCTGATCCGGCAGGACCGTCTCCCTGTATCGCTTTTCCTGCTCTGCAGCCCGTCTTTCCATCTCACCGTCGAACTGATTCAGACCGATCAGACGGCTATAGTCCTGCCCGGCATTCGTCGCCGCCTGCTGGGCTGCCGTTCCGGTCTGCACTTTGCGCTGAAACTGTAGATACTTCTGAATATCCTGTGCCGCCTGTACGCGCGGCTGCATATCCCCTTCGAGCTGATTCAGGCCGAGCATGCGGCTGTAGTCCCGCTTCTGGCTTCCGCCCGCCTGCTGGGCAGCCGTGCCGACGGATACCCTGCGTGGGAATTCCGTCTGCTTCTGGTACTCTGCGACATACTGCTTGTACTGCTGATACGCCTCCTCATAGCTCTGCGGCGTCGCTTTCCTGGTGTTCGTCCGGTAATCCGGATTATACGGGCCGTTCTTGACGTTCTGCCCGCCGCCGCTTGCCTCATACTCCCGCAGAGCATCAAGCCCGCTGCGCCACGTTCCGCCGGATCTGCCTGCGTTTCCTGTCTGCTGGTTTTCGCTCTGCGTCTGCCGTCCGCTCCGCGCCTCATACTCCCGCAGAGCATCAAGCCCTGTGCGTTTCTTCGCCATATTGTACTCCTTATTCCTTCGGGATTCCGTAGCCCGCCTTGTTCAGGATGCTGACCAGCTCGTTATACTGCTTCTTTCCGGTCGAATTGCTCAGATTGAGTTGCCCCGCCATACTCAAAAACAGGTCGTATGCCTTTTCCGGCTGTCCCGCCATGATCCACTCGGTCATACCGCGCTTGAGCTGGTTGTACGTCTGTGCCATTGCACCGCCCGCTCCTCCGCTGTTGTAGGTGTTGTCGATATATCCCTTTCCGCTTCCGGTCCCGGAGCCGCCCGCTCTTCCGCCTCCTCCGCCGCCGCTGCCGCCTGCGGCCCTCTGCTGCGACTGCCAGTATGCCTGCTCCTGCGCGGCCTTCTGCTGCCAGTAGCTGAGCATATCGGAATACTGCGTGTAGTCCCTGTTCCATTCGGAGTCGTAGGAGCTCCGCGCGTCGGCAAGGTCGTTGTAGTAGTCCGATACCGTGTCCCGGTACTTGCTGTAGTCCATGCTCTCCCGGTCGCTCACGAGGCCGTACCGGTTGTAGAGATCCTGCCCCTCGTCCTGATACCGTCCATACGCCCGGTCGTAGAGTTCCGGCACAATGTCGTTCAGGCTCTGGAGGTATGCGTTGTAGGTCTGCTGCCCGACCTGCTCCGCGTAGGTCGAGCCGTAGCCGCCCGTGAGGCTTGCCGCCTGACCCATCGTATCCTGCATGGCCGTCCTGCCAAGCCTCTGATACTGCTCCTTGTACTGCTGATACAGCGCGTCCTGATTGAGATCGTATTGAAACGGCTTTCGGTTGGTGATCTGGTCGTACAGGCTGTCCAGCTCCGCATCCCACCGCGACTGATACGCGCCCGGCCTCCGGCTCTGCACCTGCTGGAGGTATGCCTTCGCCTGCGAGACCGCGCCGGAAGGGGAGTAGCCCCGTTCGAGATTCCCGAGCCTGCCCGCCGTGTAGTCGGAATATCCGGGCAGCGTGTTCCGCGTGGAATAGCCGCCCTTGTAGTTCTGTGTGGTCTGGCCCTTGTTTACGAGCGTGGACTTGTACTGCCCGTCCGCGCCCACGCTGTCAATGCGGTAGGTTCCGCCCGCAGTGACCACCTCGTCTCCGACGCCAAGCCCGGACGGCGCACGGCCGTCGTCATTTACTCTGTACAGTGCCATCGTCCGTCTCCTCCTTCTCCGGCGTCCTTACTGCCTCTGCCGCCTCCTGCATCTCCACGAGCCTTTGCAGCTCTGCCCGGTAGCTGTCAAGCACCAGCGCCGCCACGACCGGCGGCAGCCTCGACCCGTTCAGTGCCTCTGCGATCTTCTGTCTCAGCTCGTTTACTTCTTTTACCATCATGCTCCCTCCTCGGTACCCTCCGTGACGTTTCCGGATGTGTTGATGCTGGCCCCGTTAAAGGTGAGGCTCGTTCCCTTGATTTTGATTTCTCCGTTTTCTGTAATGTGGATATACGCGCTGTTGTCGCTCAGTGCCAGATACACCGAGCCGCTGGCTGCCAGAATTCGCACGGCTCCATAGGAAAACAGCTCCACCGCCGATGACGCCGTGCTGGCGCCCGTGATGCTCAGCCATCCCCGGTTGCCAATGTTGAGGTTGAGCGAGTCCAGCCCGCCGTTTGTGTTTGTGCTGACCGTTGCGGCCAGCGCCGTCAGCTCCTGCACGTCCGCGATCAGCGACGAAAGCTGCGTCTGAATGCTGGTGTATCCGCCGTTCTTGTTGAGCAGCAGGTCGCTTGCCTTGATGGAGCCGGTGATATCCGCGCCCGTCGCGGTCAGTTTTCCGTTTGCGTCCACCTTGAACGCGTTCTTGATGGAAAGCCCGTCCGTGCCGAAGTAAAGCCCGGCCCCGCCCCATGTGTTGTCCGTGCGGTAGATGCTGGACTCCGAGATGCTCCACGGCCCGAAGCTCGACCCCGCCGCCGCCGTGACCGTTCCGGTCAGCTTCGCGTCGAATGCCTCCAGCGTTCCGGAAGGGAAGTGGAGCTTTTTCTGTGCCAGATAGGCTACCTCACTGCCGCCCTGCCAGAAGCTGACCCTGCCGGACGTGACGGTCAGCAGCTCGTTCTGCGTCTTGTCGATCACTTCCTTGTCGTTGGACACGGTCGTCTCGATGTTGCCGACGCCCACGCCATAGACCGGCGTCACGCCGTTGTAGTACAGCAGCCCCGTCTTGACGTACTGCTTCGAGTTCACGGTAAAAGCGTTGTTGACGCCCGCCGAGAACTCATACAGCTGCCGGATGCCGAATTCGTTTCCGTCAATGGTCATGCTGGCCTCCTGCCAGTACTTCCCGAAGTCCGACACGGCCACATAATTTCCGCTGAGCTTGAGCTTGAATGCCTCGGAGTTCTCCGCCGCGAAATCCGCCGTCTTGATGATGAGCGTCTTGAGCGCGGCAAAGCCTCTCAGCTCCGTCAGCCGCTCCTCCTTCGACAGTGCGCTTGCATCGATGGCCTGCGAGATCTGCGTGAGCACCGCGCCCGCCGACCAGTCCGCGCCGTTCAGCTCATCCGTCAGCTGTACCAGATACCGCCGCAGCCCGTCCAGCTGCTGCGCGGCGTCCCCGCCGGTCATGGGCGGGTACTGTAAAGTCAGGCTCCCCATATGCGCCTCACAGATGGATGAACGGAGCCGTCATTCGCGGCATGTTCGTCCGGTTGTAAAAATCCTGATACGCCGTGTAGTAGGCGTTGTACTTGGCCATTGCGTTGTTGTACCGCACCATTTCTCCATTCGCGTCGGAGATCTTCATTTCCAGATACCAGCGGTAGATCTCGTCATACGGCCACGGAATGCGCAGCTTCGTGTCGAGATCGACCGTTTCCGGATACCCTTCGAACGTCTGTTCGCTTGGCTTCTCCTGCGGCACACAGCCGCACCATTCGCGGTCGAGCGGATCGCGCGTCCGCACCCACGGCTCGCAGACCGGATTCCCGCTCCCGTGTGTTTTTTCTATTTCCAGATAGACCACGCCGTCCAGCTCACTGAGCCAGCGCACCTTATCGATGTTCTCATATTGATTTGGCGTGAGCCGGTCAACGGCTTCGATCGCCTCTCGGATGGTCATGCTCACTGCCTCCTTTTCACATTCCAAGTTCGATAAAAGGGCCGCTTGCGCGGCCCTCTTTATCACTGCTGCTGCATTTCGTGGACGCGCTCAAAGAGCTCCGTCTCCTGCATCTGCGCGTGCTCCAGTACCTCGGCCACCGCCAGCGGCACCTCCACGGGCTTGCCGCGCGGCACCTGATATGCCTTTCCGTTGATGCAGACAAACTCGAACTGCTGTTCGGTCTCCGACGCGCGCGGCAGGAAGATGCTCTTCGTTGCCTGCGCTTCGTCCTTGGTCTTTACCTCTTTCTTGGTCTCTACCTCTGCCATGGTTTCCCTCCTTAGTTGGCCTCGTCCGTGCCGGAGTACTCCGACAGGCTCTCCACGCGGACCATGCGGTCCTGATAGAGGATCTTCGTCGCGGTTGAGAACTTATAGCCGAGCGTGCTGAACTGGTTCAGCGGGCCGCCCGCCTGCTCCTTGCTCTTTACGATCATTTCCAGACCGCCGCCCTCCGGATCGATCATACCGAAGGCGTCCTTGCCGAGGAAGAGCGTGGAATACACGCTGTAGTAGGTCGCCGCAGGCGTACCGCCCGAACCGGCTGCCGTCTTGACGGGGCAGGTGTTGTTGTTCCAGATCTTCGCCTCAGTCGTCTCGATGAAGCGAACGCCGTGCAGCTCGCCGATCTCGCCGTTAAACAGCGGGGTAACGTCTGCGTACTTGTGTGCCTCGATCCAGTCTTTGTTCTCGCGCAGATCATAGGTCACGGACGGGTGGATGATGGCGACGTACTTGCCGTTGATCGTTGGGGCCTTGAGCTTCTTCAGCGTCGTCACGGCCTTGTTGATCTCGGTCGGCGTCAGCTTGGACGTGGTGTCCATGCCGGCACGGCTGTCCACGGCGGTGTGCGCGCCCGCAGTGCTGACCTTGTCGCAGTACTGCACGCTCGTGCCCGCTGCCAGCGTGTCGCGGACGAGCTTGTCCTGCGTGGTGCCTGCCGATGCACCCAGCTCCTCGGTCGCGCCGAGGATCACGTCATCAATGGCGTGCAGCTCCAGCTGGTCGGACACGGTGACGTAGGTGCCGTGCTGGACGATGGAGCCTGTCATGCTCGACTGGCCCAGTTTCTGGCCCGTGGGAATCACGCCCTCGGTCAGTGCCGGAGCGTCCGCAAGCGTGTTCCACTTGCGCCATTCGACCTTCTTGCCCCGTCCCTTCGGCAGCGGCTGCTTTCTTGCGAACTGCGCGTGAATGAGGTTCGGACGCGCGTTTTCCAGCAGCTCCGTGTCATAGTAGGTCTTCATCAGCGACGACAGGTCGTTTGGCGCTGCGAACGCCGTGGTCGATCCGTCGTAAGCGTTTACATAGTTCTGCGTGGTGTTGACCAGCGTACCGGCGTCCGGTGCGTGGCATACCTGCATGATCTCAGAAAGTGTCTTCAAAATTTAGCTCCCTTCCCGGGGCTGCCACTCAAAAGGTGATCTTCTCGCCCCGATTGACTCGTGCGCGAATTTCGTCGCGCTGTTGTTTCGTGAGCTTTCGAGGGTCAAACTGTACGGGCATGCCGCTCCCGGCGTTGGCCGCGCCCTCCGGAGGGCGCATCCCGTTTGCCTGGATACCGGCTACGATCTGCTGCTGTGTTGCCTGCGCGACGGCGCGCGTCCGCGCTGCCGCCAGCTCCGCCTTGTGTACGACCTCATAGGCCGTCAGCGCCGGGACGCCGTTGGAGACCAGCCGCCCGAAGTCCGGGTTTGCCAGCTCCTGCGACAGATCCGCCTGCGGGTACATCGCCTGCACCTCCGTGAACTGCCCGACGATGCGGTCAAATTCCGCCCGCCGCTGCATCTCTCCCTGTGCCGCTGCATTCTCGCGCTGGAGTGCGGCGTTCTGCCGCTCCAGCTGCTTCGTGTGCATCAGCGTTTCCAGCGGGATGCCCTTCTCCATGGCCTCGGCCTCATAAAGCCGCTTGTCGTCGGTCAGCCTTCTGGTCAGCGCGTCGTAGTCGATCTTGTCCGGATCGGAGACGTCGATGCCGTACTGCTGTCCCAGCACATCGAGGATCGGGGAGAACTTGCTGATCGTCGCTTTCGTTCCCTTGAGCCGTTCCATGACGGCTTTCTTCACGCGCTGATCGTACTCCGTTTTGTACTTGCCCTTGATGAGACTCTCGAAAGTTTCTTCCTGCTGCACCTGAGCGCCGGGTGCGTTCTGACCGGTCGGCGGGAAGCCCGGGCTGCCCTGCGGACCTGTCGGGTCTCCGGCCGGACCGTTCTGGGTCGTGACCGGGGTGCTGCTCATGTTCGGCTGGGCGCTGGCCGTCATACCGCCCATGCCGCCTGCGTCGGCGGCGAAAAATGGGATAAACGATTTGTAAAACATATGGTTCCTTTCAGCCCGTCGGTGGGCGAGCCCTTGAATTTATCTCGTCGCGCTGTGCGCGGTCGATACGTTTTTTGCCGCTCAGTCTGGCTGCGTGCTCTTCTGCGACTGCTCACGCGCATCCGTCACGGTCTTTGCCTCCGTGCCCGCTCCTTCGCCTGGCATTTCTGCCTTTGCGCTTCCGGCCGCCGGAGCCTGTGCCTGTGCATCCGCGCCAAGGATCTGCTGTGCCAGCCCGTCCGCCATGGCCGGGTCGAAGCGCTCCGCCAGTGCCAGCGCCATCTGCTGCCAGCTGGCCAGCTCCTGCTGGAGCGTCCCATTCTGCGCGATCTTCTGGCTGATCTCGTCCTTGCCGTCGAAATCCATCATGTCGAGCGTCGCCAGCGCCTGATCTGTCCTTGTCGGATCGAAGAACCCAAGCTGATAGAATTGCAGCGCCAGCTCGTTCTGGCTGAGCCTCGTATATTCGGAGGACTTCTGCGCGGATACCTCGATATCGAATACCGGCTTTCGCCAGGACACATCTCCGCCAAGGCCCAGCAGCTCCTGCTGCTTGAGGTTCTGGTTGGAGTAGGTTATGTATTCCTCCGTCCCGAGCTGGCCCCGGATGCGGAACTTTCTCGGCAGATCGTAAAACTGCCGGATGCGCTCGATCACCATGCGGATGAGCCGTGCGTATGCCCGGTATGCCGAGCGCGTCGCGTCCTTGGAGCTTCGCCCGGACGCCTCCTGCAATGCGGCAATGGCGCTGGCCGCCGTCACGCCGGAGGACACCGAGCCGTTGTTTACGTCCGTGTTGCCGGTCGTCCACTTCAGCTCATCGATCTTGTTCTGAATGACGTTTATGTAGTTGGCCGACAGGGGACTGACCGTGATCGGCATCACCGAGTCCTGTCCCAGATTGCCGTCCGTGTGTACGAACGGCTTGCGCCAGTCGGCATATTCCTTTTCGTTGATGCTTCCGTCGCTGCGGATGAACCAGCGCGGCGTGGACGCCATCACGGAGTTTTTCAGGATCGCCTGATTGAGCAGGTCGATCTGCTCCTGTGCGCTCTTGCCGATGTCGATGTAGCCGTATCCGGCAATGGAACCCTTCACCGGGAACAGCGCGTCGATCACGAACGGATAATCTCCGTCCTCGTAAAGCCCGCTCTGCATATTGGGGTCGTTCTCGGTCGCGGAAAGGACCGTCTCGCCCACGAATTTGCAGAAGTGAAGCACGCTTTTTCCGTTCTCGATCTTCTTGTAATACCAGTCCACCACGAGCGACTTGTTCGTCGTATCCACCTGATCGTCCGTCTTGTACTTGCTGACAAAGGTGTTGTCGCTGCGCAGCGTGTCGCCGACCTGCGGATACCGCTGCTTGAGCACGTCGTTGTCCACCAGCTCCGCGTAGAACAGGTTTTTGCTTTTCTGGATGTCGGTCACGCCCGGCTCCCAGAAGAGGTTGAGCAGATCGATCTCCCGGATGGATACATCCCCGAGTCCGTTGAGCTTGGAGCTGTCCCAGAAAACGCCCCAAGCCAGCGTTCCCTGCTTCATCTTCGTCCAGCACGAATCGGAGTAGGTCTCCTCGAAATCGTTCTGCTCGAGGATCACCGGCACGATGCTGGTCAGCATCGCCGCCTCGGAGCGGTCGTCCGGCTCTCTCGGCCGGATAGCAGGCTCCGGGAACGCCGCCACGGCGTCCGCGTGCTTGCCCATAATGACGTTGAAGAGCCAAGCAGACCGCCACTGCGGATCGTATGGATTACCGCTCGGACTCATTTCCTGCCAGTGCTGGAGCTTCCACCACTGCTCGCAGGCAATGAGCCGCTTTTCAAGCGCTGACTTTCCGGCCTTGTACTTGGTCAGCGTGTCCATGGCCGTCCGGATCTGCGCCACGCCGATGGGCTGCATCGCCTCACCCGCTCCAATGTCGCCCAGCACGTCCTGTATCGTCGTCATATTCGTGTTTCCGTCCATGTTTCCTCCTTCTCGCGTCAGGCGTCGCTTCCGGCTTCCAGTACGCGCCCGATGCTGTAGAGCTTAAACGGCCCTTTTCCTGTGATCCGGAACCGCAGATGGTCACACCGCTGCGGGCGGATCGGCAGCAGGAACGTCCGCAGTCCGTGTCCGTCCATGTGTCCGGCGTGCCGGAACTCCCCGCAGGAATCGTACTCGATCCAGAAGTCGCACGCGCTTCCGACGGGCAGCTGCATCCGCAGATTCAGCCGTGAGATATATTTCTTTCCGACGAGGCCGCATGTCATGATCCCGGTCGTGGCCGACCACGGGATCTCCGGTTCGACGTTTCCGCCGCCGGAGCCGTAGGCCGTGACGAGCATCCCGTCCGCGCGGAGCATATAAAGCTCATCGTCGAGCGTGGCGAACTGCGTCGCGTGCATTCCGTCCTCCCTGTGCCACAGCCCCTTGAGCGTGTCATATACGAAAAGCTGCCAGGCATCGCTGCTGTCCTGCATCGAAATGAAATACTTCCCGCGCACACCGCCTGCCGCAGCCTTGCGGTAAAGCTCCGTGCCGAAGGCATCGGAGATCAGATAGGGGAGTGAGCCGTCGTAAACGCACACTCCGTCCCGTGCCTTGTAATAGAGCTTATCGGCAATGACGGTCAGGCTCTGTTCGCTTCCGCGCTGTACGCCTCTGGCCTTGATCTCCTTGACCTGATGCGCGCCCTGCGCGCTCGGATAAATGCGGTGAAAGCAATCCTCCTTGAAGAAAATCGGGCTGTCTGCCAGCGTCGCGGCTCCTGTAAAGCGGCCATCCGTACCGCAGCTTGCGCGCCATGAATCCGTCGAAATGCCCTGATAGCACTCCCAGTTTTTGAAATCACCCAGCTTGCAGCAGTACAGCTCATTGACGGTTTTTCCTTCTGACACGCCGTACCGGCAGCCCCAGAGCCGGTTCCCGCTCTCGGTGATGTAGTCCATCTTCGGCACACGCCGGGCGGCCTTGACCTCACCTGTGCTCTGGCTCGCGTCCGCGTCCACGATCCCGACGATCACAAGGTAGTTGTCGCCGACGTCCTGCAAAACGTGGGCGCCGTTGAGCTTTTCTACCTGATCCGTCCCGTCGAGTCCGCTGATCTGCACGCCGTCGTACTTTTTGAAGCCCGCTCCGATGTCGTTTGCCTCCAGCTTGACGTATACCGTCGGGATGCTCACCCACTGGCTCTGCACGGAGCTCCACTGCTTGAGTTCATGCTTGCCCGTGTCCAGCCAGTAGGCGTCATTCGCGGCGTCCTCCGGCATGGCCTGCTGCCGGTATGTGATCGTGATAACGGCCCCGTCCACGGTGCAGACCTTGATGGAAAGCGCCGTCTGCGTGCAGTCCACGAGGTTTTCATGGCCCATGTAGCCGTTGTCCGTGTAGTCCTCGGTGTTGAAATACCATCCGTCCGGGAAAACGCAGATGTACGCGCCCATGGACACCATCTGTTTTTGTCCCTCGGAGAGCAGCACCCCGCCCATGTACGGAGCCATGGACAGTGCGTTGTACCACAGCACGCCGTCCTCGATCCATGCCAGCGCGTCCTTTGCCAGCAGCCCTTGGATGCCGGAGAAATCTCCGACCATTGCGCGGGCCGCGCGCTGAGACAGCAGGGGATAGTAGTCCGATGTGAGATTCTGCATCTCGTAGAATTCGCCATCGGCAATGCGCAGGTTGTGGTTGTAGCCCGCGAAGGCCTCCGTCACCAGCTGTTCCTGCGCAGGCGCGTTCAGTTCGGGGTAACGCATTATCTTTCCTCCATCATGTTCAGCGGATCGATCCACTGCGGCTTTTCCGGCACGGCCAGCATCGGCTTCACCGGCCTCGACATGCAGAAATACCGCCATTCGTCCGCGACGTGATCCTCAAGGCTTGTGTCCAGATCCTCCGGCTTGTGCTCATCGTACATGAGCAGCGGGATCGTCCGGAGGAACGCCTTGCAGGTGTTGAAAACGTACATGCGCGGGTATCCGTTCTCATCGAATTGCAGCCGGTAGTGGCATTGCATCCAGCCCGGAATGCGTTTGTTGTCGCCGGGCGTAAAATATACGCGGTATCTGGCCGCTGTCTGCACCACGCTTTCGCCGCGCGAAGCGTCCCAGATCGAAGGGTCTGCCACGCCGGTGATCTGCTTTCCGGCCAGCCATGGATGCTCTCGCTCCATCTTCGCGATCTCTTGAAACTGCACGTCCGGCGACCACTTGACGCCGGTGTTCGGCTCGCGCGTGCATCCGTAAAGCTCCAGAATGCGGTAGATCACGCCGTCGTAATCAACGGCCCACCACGCGCAGGAGAACGGCTTCCCGTATCCGAAGTCGTAGCTCCGGCAGATCGTCCAGCCCGGATCGGGCGTGAACGGCTCGATCACATGGGTGTTCTGCCGTGTCCGGTAGCCCTCCGGATTGTTGATAAAGTCCTCGAAGAACTGGCCCTCGTAAATGTCCCACCGGCCCTCCAGCCATGCCTGCCGGAGCTTTTCCGGCAGCTTTTGCAGCGTCTGGATGTACTCCGGCTGCATCTCCATGAGCGCCTTGTTGTCGGTCACGAGCGCCTGGATGAACGTGTAATTCTCCGGCTTTTCGCCTTCCTCAAAAATGCGGTCGATGAACAGCCGCTTGAAATATCCGTGGCTCTGACCGCCCGGATTGAGCGTGTAGTAGGTGCGCTTCGGGAATCCGTTTGCACCGCGCACCGTTGTGTCGATGGCGTCCAGCCACTCCTTTTTGAGCTGCGCGGCCTCGTCGATGAATACCACGTCGTATTCCGCGCCCTGATATTGCAGAACGTCGCTGTCGTTCGCGCAGTAGCCGAACTTGATCGTGGAGCCGTTGCGGAATGTCAGGATCTTTTTGTCCTGTGCATACCGCGCGACGCCGTTCAGCTCCTGCCTGAGCTGGTTGATGTGGTTGTTGAACAACTCCGGATACGTCCGTCGCACAATGAGGATCTTGATCCCCGGCCAGCAGAGCGCCAGCAGCTTCGACTTTGCGCGGACGGACCAGCTTTTTCCGCCTCCTTTGGCCCCTCCGTAGGCCACATAGCGCGTCAGCGCTTCCATGAAGCGCCTCTGCTTGTCGGAGATGCGCGAAAAGTCGAGCGTTATCTTCGCCATTGTGCGATCTCCTCCGGAAGCTCGATCTCTGTCTCCGTCGTGCCGCTTGTCTTTTCATCCCAACCGAACTTTCGTTCCAGATGGAACTTCGCGCCGTTCGCGGCGGAGCTGTCGAGCCGCTGGATGTTGTAGATCTCGATTCGCGCCCCTGCGCGCGCGCAGGTCTTTGCGAACTCCTCCGATGTGCGCATCGCATCCCATTGCTTTTCGTCCAGTCCCAGCGCGCCCAGCAGCTCCGGCATGCAAGGAGGCCGTGTCCATACCTCGCGCATGAGCGGCTTTTTCCCGCGCATCACCGGCACGACCGCCGTCTGCGTGTGTCCGTATTTGTCGAGCGCGGGGCATTGCATCACGATCCGTTCTCCGTTTTTGATAAATTCCCGATCCTCCAGCACCGGCTCCGTCCTCGTCACCGGCTCCCGGTAGCAGATCGATGCGAAATACCGATCGATTGCGGAGCGAAGCTCCCGCGCGCTCTTGTATACCTTTTCGTTCAGGCTCTTCGCCCCCTTTCGTTTTTCGGAAGCTCTGCCAGGCGCGGAGGTCCCCAACTCCGCGCCCAGTAGGAAGGAAAGAACATGGCTCGTACTGCCTCGGGCCTTCGCCCGGCACAGCCTCCGAAATATGCAAAAAAGCCGGACCCCCGCTTTCGCGGAGATCCGGCTTTCGCTCGTCCACATTTCCCTTCGGATGCACAAGCAGCCGACGACCTCCGCAGCAGCGGACAGATCATCGGCTCAGGCTCATAGGCTCAGGCTCAGTATTCACGATCGTGGTGTTCCTGCAATTTTTGCAGTACAGCGGGAAGTCCCGGAGCCGTGTGGACTCCAGCAGTCGGACCGACGTCCGTCTGCCGCATATCGGGCAGACGACGCGGTCTCCTTCCCTCATTAGCACCTTACCACACTTTTGTTCGCATTGCAAGTACTTTTTTCGCCTCCCCTCGGCATCGTCTTAAAACGCTACACATTTACAAGGCAAGATTTAAGCGGCTCCCGTCCGCTTCAATTTTTCATCCTTTTGGGATCGAATACATATTTATAGTATTGGTATCCGTACTGTGTGGCTCTGGCCTCGACGAGCACATAGCCGCGCGGGGCGACCGGCGGATGCTCCGGGCTGTACTCCCGCACGGCCTCGGTCGCAGGCTCCGACTCCGGCTTGGTGCAGGTGCGGCTTGCCTTGTATCTGTGGCCCCCGAACTCCTTCTGCCAGTGACCGTGCAGGTAGTTCGCCAGCGCCTCGTAGTCCTGCCCATGATCTACCTTTTCGCCGTTCTGGTTTACATAATAGTTGTGCTTGCGAAGGTGCTTGCTCTCGACCACGCTTCCGAGGCCCCACAGCTTCGCAATGGCATCCTCCGGGATGCCGTCGGAGATCATGTGGATGTGGAAGCGGTTCGTAGATTTTCCGCGCCCGTATACCATCACGATCTTTGCCTCCGGGTATCGGTATGTAAGCCTGCGCCAGTAATTGTCGCGGATGCGCTTGATCTCTTCCACGGTATGCGCCTCAAACTCCGCGCTGAGCGTCAGCGTGGAGTAGAGGCTGGTCGGGCCGAAGTTGGCGTTGATAAGCGCCGCGAATTTGCCCGCTGAAATTTTGGAGTTGAATTCATCGCGCTCAGCCTGCGTGGCGAAGCGCGGCTTTCTCGGCTTGCTGCTCTTGATATCCGCCTGTTCGTTTACGTTGTAGACGATCTGCGTGCATACCGCCCCGGCGAATATCCGCCGCTTGTGCCTTTTTGCCATTTCCGCCACTCCTTCCTGGCGGACATATCCGTCCGCCCCTGCAAGCATTCTGCCCGTTCAAAGCGTGGCCGGAGCCTCCGGCCATGCGTTCAGCGTGCAGTTATATCTCCACTGCCTCGTCCAGCCGCACATTGATCTTCTTCCCGCCGGACTCGATCACATATCCTCCGTGTCCTCCGTACCTTGCCTCAAATTTCAGCGCATCATACACTGCGCCCACCTTGGGCTGAAGCTTCTGGAATACCGGTATCCTTGCCGTGATCCGGATGCGCGTCCTCGTCGGGAAATTTTTCTTTTCGAACGGAACGCCCTCGCGATCCTGCGCCACCTGTTTTGCCGCGCACGTCTGACTGCAATAAAACTTTTTTGCATGATTCATCCTGTGCAGCTCGCGCTGGAATACCTTCCCGCAGTGTGCGCACTGCATCGTTATCATCGTCGGCATACTATCCTCCTAATTTTTACCCGGGCGCGGCCTTTGCAGCTGCCGCGCCCGGAGCCTTAAGCCGGGTCTCCCTCCTGCGCACCTCATGGCACAGTGCGCAGGCATAAGTCCATCAAAAAATCAGTTCTCCCGGCTGTTTGCCGCCTCGATCTCCTTGCGCTCCTGCATAAACCCGTGCAGGAACAGTTCCAATAGATTTGCCGCGCCGTTTACCATCTTGGTAAGATCTTTTTTGCTGATCTGGAGTTTGCCGGTCGTCACGACCTGCAAGTCCGGCCTGCCGATGATCTGTACCGTCGGATTCGGCTCGATCGTCCGTTTTCCGTCCTCTTCGATCTTATAGAGAGGCGGTGTCGCCTGCTCCATCACGATCCTCGGGGGATACTCCGTTCCAACGAAATCCACATCCCAATGCTTGCCGTTGTACTCATTTACAAACGAATCCAGCTCTACGGCAAAATATTGCATGATTTCAGCCATCTGTTTGCTCCTTCCCGACGTGCTTTCTCCGCACGCCGTTTTCATCCTCCGTGAGCGGCAGTGCCTTTCTGCGTGCCCGCTCCTCCGGCTGCCATCCGCAGTGCGTGCAGGCCTCGTCGCCCGCGTACTCCATCATGCAGCACCGCGCCGACTTCGGCAGCGTGCAGCGCTTTTCATCCTCTGCCATCTCTACACCTCCTGTATGTCGATCCCGTATTTGGATCGCATCATTTTTTTGTTTCGCAGGTACTCCTTTGTGCGCGTGGGCTTGGACTTTACATCCTCCACCACTAGCCTCCCGCCGAAGCGATAGGAGAAATCCGCCGTGTAGCGGATCGCGCGGATGCGCTGGCCGTCCTCCGTGAGATAGCTCTCCTGCAGCGTAAACTGCGGCTGCAAGCGCAGATCTGTAATGATCTCCGCGCGGAGCATCACCATCAGCTCGTCATACCGCCGCGCCTCTTTCTGGCTGTCGAAGCGGATTGTACCGCGTTCTGCCTTCTGGCTTCCGTATTTCGGTTTCCCTTGGCTCCCCTTCGCAAGGGGAGCTGGCGCCGCAGCGCCTGAGAGGTCGCGCGCCTGCTTCGCGTAAAGCTCCCGCATCCTCGGCGGCATATCCGCCATCGACTCAAATCTCAGCCCGCTCATTGCTCTGCCTTTCTTGCTTCCATAGTCCACTCTCAGAAGCCGTAGGCAGTGGCGGCCATGGATATGTGTACGGCCTGCATTGCGGAATATCGATCCATTCCCATGCATCGTTGCGGTAAATCAGAAATATTTCCGCCTCCGGCTGGACGGCATACACCGTGAACACGCCACCAGATAAAAGCTCAACCTGAAACATCGTTTTCACCTCCATCCTTTCTCGCGCCTCGGCTGCAAAAAGCGTCCGGCAGCGTCGCCGATAAGCCAATCAAATGATCTTTTAATCCGCTCGCGTTTTTCGCGCACATATCGCGGCCCAGTACAACGTAATGCTTGGCACAATCCCTGCACCGCACCACCTCCGCAACGTCGGCGGCGGGCTGGCGCAGCAGAAGCGTTTTCACCCGCTGAGGTGTCCAGTTCGGATTTTCCGCGTTGCAGGATTCAAAGTCTTCCAGCGCCGCTTCGCGGCTGATGTATTCGTCAGCCATTCTTCTTGCCCTCCAATCCCCATTCCTTCAAAACCATATCCCTGCGCACCATGCAAGCGGCATCTGTCGGGAACTTGAACGTCTCGTCTGTGGAGCATCGTGCATAGTCTTTGCACCGGAAGCATTCGCCGAGGATTGCGGCGGCCTGAACGCCCAGACCCTCAGCCTGCTTTTCAGGCGGCAAGTCCTCCATAAATGCGGTACAGTATGTTTCAGTCATCCTTCTTGTCCTCCATCGCCCGCTCGACCTCAATGCAGGTATAGTGGCGACTGAAATAATCCCAATTTGTCACGCAGTCGCTTCCCGCATCGTCCGGCGTTGCATCCTCATAATCAAAGTAGATGTTGATATTCTCCCCAAATGGTTCCCTGCTGGCGATTACTGCGGTTATGCGCACCGCGCGACCGTCCTCATCTACCCATCGTTCTCCCACCTTGCACGGCAAAACCACCACGCGGCCCTCTTTGTCAGCCACATGCAGGTTGTGTGCTCGCTCAATTCTGGATGTGTCATTGTCAAAAGCTGCTTCGACGACTTCTTTCATCCAAGAAACCTTTTCAGGGCTTAACCCTGTGTCCTCGTAGGCCGCAAGGCGCTCACACACCGCAGCTTCAAACGGGCAATCCTTGATTTTGCACCCGCTGCCGTAGCACGGAGCTTCGAAGCAGCGCGGATAATAGGCATGACGGGTTTGTTCGTCATTCCATTCAGTCAGTCGTTCCATTTTAGAACCCCTTTCCCAACATATCTGCAATACGCAATTTCCAACTTTGCACCCTTGCTTTCCTTCGCATCCGGCAGCGCGAACAGGATATCCGCCGCGTCGATCATCCCGAAGCACAGCCGCATGTAGTCCTTCTGCGTCAGACCCTCCGGCAGTTCAGCCGGATTCAAGATCACCGCGAGAGGATACAGCTCCTGTATGTGCTTTGCCGCCATGCGGAATTTCATCTTGTAATTCGGATCTCCGGTGATCTTACCGGCAATGTAAATCTTCACGGCAAGTCCACATAGTTGTCAGCTACATTCCTGTAAATCCGCACTTTCCACCCCACTGTGTCGCCCTTTACCAGAAACATATCGTCGTCAAGCATCGCGCGCTCCACGCCTTGTGCCGCCTGTTTCGCCAATTCAAACTTGGCTTCCCTCACATTCTGAACGGAGGTAAGGTACGCGCCATACAATTTTTCACTCATTTGCTGCCTACACCCCAATTTCTTCTCCCGCAGCGCCGCGTTCTCGGTGGTCAGGCGCTCGATCACGTTAGCAGCTGCAAACTCGATGTATTCCCGCCGATCTTGGATTCCTCCGACCTTGCAGTTTTCGCACGCGTCGTCGTGTCCAAGCCCCTTCGCGCAGCACCGCAGCGCCCGCACGATTTCCTTGTCTGTCATATATCCTCCATCCCTTCAAACGTCATCTGGCCTTGCAGCATCACGTCATCCCGTGCCTCTTGTTTCGCCGCTTTTTCTTCTTCCATTCGCTTCGCCTTGTAATCGTTGTAAAGCGCCCTATACCGGTAGCTGTCACCGAAGATCGCCCAAGCCGCTTTAACAACGTTCGGCTCATACTGGCGTATCAGCTCTAAGTCTGCCGCCGCTCTGGCGGAGATTGCGCAACCACAACAACCGGTTCGCTTTAATCCGTATACCTCATAGGCATCTGAATAACGCAAGCCGTAGTAGTCCTTGTACCACTGCTTGTCCACATCGGAGACGTAAAACAGCGGGCGTATCCGGCCGTGGCTCTCCCTTTGAATTGCAACAACAAAGAAAATTGATTGTTGTCTCACATCCGGGATACCGTTCCTTTAGTTCCCGTCGCTTTGCCGCCTTATCGTCTGCGTTGTTGTATTCCTCGTGGATGCTCAGCGGAATGCCCTTCTTCTGCACGCCTTCCAGCCCGGCGGACATGATCTTCGAGACGAACGGCTGCCCGTATTCCCGCGTAGCCTGCACGATGTTCTTCTTCGGGCGCACCGTCTCAATCTCCACACCATAGCGTTTCGCCTGTTCCTTGACGTGGCGGCGCGTGGCGTCCATTTCCAGCCCTGTCTCGAAAAAGTAATACTTGATCGGAGGCAGATTAAATATCGTCCTGACGCTTTCGATCATGTGTAGCATGATGTCGCTGTCGCTTCCTCCGGAATACGAACACATCGCGTTCGGGTGCTCTTTGATCCGTTTTGCGACAATGCTCTGAATCGCCTGAAACTTTGCAGGCGCATCAAAGTCTGCATACGGCGGGCGCTGTGTGTAGACGCTGCTGCGGAACTCTCCGTTTTTAGCTTTCCTCATGTTCTGGTTCCTCCGTCTCCACCGTCGGCAGTTCGCCGCACATCCAGACCGGCCCGCGCTTTCCCTGCTGCTTGCGAACGGCCTCTGTTGCCTCTTGCAAATATCGATTTCCCATGGTATACTCTCCTTGTACTTATAGTGTTATGGGAAGGTGTAGGCTTCTCCGCCCTCGTCCGGTTGCCGCCGGTCGAGGGCATTTTTTATCCAATCAGGAACTCCGGCTTATAATGGAGCTTCATCGCCTTGGCGTTCTGGTGGTACTCTGGCGCGCTCCACTTATAGCCCCAGTATTTGGCCGCCGTAAAGATCGCGGCCAGCTCGTCTCCCGCGCGTACCGTAATGCTCTGATTGCGGTACACGACGGCGTAATAATTTTTCCCGGTGTACCCGGCCTGCGCGATCACGCACGGCCTGCGCGGTGCCCGCTCTCCCGAGTAATCGGTGCTATTTTGCCGCATACAAATGCCCCTTCCTTACTTTCCTCCCGGCGTGCGCGATCTCCCGCTGCGCCACAAAATTCAGCTCCTGCGCGTGCTTCTCTGCGAGCTGCTTTTGATAGATGTGCTCCCGGATGGATTGATACAGCATCCACGAGCAGCACATCGCACTGCATCCCGGCGCACGTCCCGGGCCGTCCCTCCCGCATGGAGGCGGGACCGGCTTTGTTTTCGGTGTGTACCGCATTATCCGTCCTCGGCCTCCTCCCACAAATGCTGCATCCACGCCGCCAGCGTCAGCAGGCGCTTGCGCGTCTCCAGCAGCATCCCGACGGTCTCCCAGTCTATGCGCGGCTGACTGCTCAGTATCTCCGCGTCCTCCTGGTCCTGTTCAGCGGCCCGTGTAGCCGCATCGATCAGGTCAGCCATCTGCTCCGGCGTCAGCTCCACCGGAATTTTCCCGTTACTCGCCATCTTTCTCGCGCTCCGCGATCCGCATTGCCTCGCGGATCACACTCCCGCCATAGGCATCCTTGGTCAGCTCAAAGAATGCCTCGCGCGTCATATCTGCGCTCAGGTCGATTCCGTGATCCTTCGCAAATGCCTTTCGCCCGGCCTCGCAGCTCCCTGTCAGCCGATGGTGCCAGTCGTACAGCATCATTACCGGATACGCCGTGTTCGGCTTGATCTCATCAAGGAACGCCGCGATCCGTTTCTCCTGCGGCATATCCTCAAATGCCTTATCCCTCGCAGACTCCACGGCGGCACGGGCCGTTTCCCCATGCGCAAAGAATCCATCTACTTTTGCCACAAAGCACGGCGTTAATGTTAAGTCCTTTTGCAGGATAAAGCCCTTCGCAATGTTCCCGTGTACCGACGTGATGATCGTCGGTACACCATCGATCATATGTACATCTTCGCCGTCATACTTTTTAATGCCGGAACCGTAGCCGGAGCCGGAGCTGGCGCCGTAGCCGGTGCCGTAGCCGTAGCCGGAGCCGTCGCCGGAGCCGGAGCCGTAGACGGAGCCGGAGCCGTCGCCGGAGCCGTCGCTGTAGCCGTCGCCGACGCCGTAGCCGTCGCCGGAGCCGTAGCCGTAGCCGTCGCCGTAGCCGGAGCCGTAGCCGGAGCCGTCGCCGTAGCCGTAGCCGGAGCCGTAGCCGGAGCCGTCGCCGGAGCCGTCGCCGGAGCCGTAGACGGAGCCGTAGACGGATCGCGCGGCCAGAAACTCTTTGATTTTTATCGTTTCCATACTCTTACTCCATTGATGCTCCGCACCGCCTCGTCGGTGCAAGGGATGATCTCAATAATCCCGAGTACCGTCATTGCCGGTACCGTTACCGTAAACTTACAGTTTCCAGGTGCTTTCACTCCCTCCGTTGCGAGCTGGGACAAGCTCGCCGCTCCATCCCAATACCACAGCCTGCGGCAATCAACCAGATCGGCCTCGTCCCCTCTGCGCTCCGCGATCTTTGCGAAGAATACGCCCGCCCGATCGCACCGAATGATGTAATACTGTTCCTTTTTGTTTTCCATTATTGGCCCCTCCTTAAATTTCGTTTTCCGGCAGCTTCGCTCGAAGCGCCTTGTTTTCTGCCTCCAGCCGCTCGATCCTGTCGGCTGCGTCCATGCAGACTTTGTCACAGTCGCAGCTGGGCCATGTATCTACCAGCAGTCTTTCTTTCAGCTCCGCGCTCCATTGTTCTTGCTTGTAGTACGGGCATCCCGTGCAGTCCTCGTGCACATCGTCCTGTGTGGATATGCACCGCAGCGCCCTGATAATATCCTCACAGCTCATACAGCACACTCCCCAGTACAGTGCTGATCGCCGCCGCTCCGCCGAAGGCCAGCGCCGCACCGGCCAGCTCCACGGCCAGCAGCACCAGCGCCATGCCGGACAAAAACGCCCCTGCCAGCCAGCAGACGGAGAGCGCCGTCCGGCGTACCCGCTCTCTCTTTTCCCGCAGGCCGTCTCTCTCGGCTCTGCGTG